CAAGGAGGCTTGCCGGATTACACATCCGAACTAATAGTTGCTGCATCTGAGGCGAAGTGCCGCGTCCGTACGCGAGCTCCGTCGTGAGTTTCATCGCTGTCATTGCCAGGTTCCTTTTTGTAGGTGGTCTGAATGCTTCACGGTTGCCTCTCAATTCCGAGCTAGCTCGTCCTTGCCATGCGGACAGTACGGAACGCCGCTACTGTCCATCGGATACTTGTACTCACGTCCGCAGAACCAGCACTGCAAGCCGCCCCAGCTTCCATCCGGGCGACGGAAATGGAAATCGTGTCCGAATAGCCAGCAGCGAATCACGGCGCGTAACTGCTTCACGGTTGCTCCTTGGTCTTCTCTGGCGCGCTCACCGAGCGAACCGTCCACTCGTGCGTGTTCCGGTTCCTTCCGTTCAACAGATACAATTTCATCGTCTCGACCGCATGCTCGTAGTGAGCGATGAACTCGCGCGCTGCCGTCTCGTTGCAATGGTCCGCGCGCTCGCCGGACGGCCCGATGAAGAACATCTCTTCCTTCCCACCGTCCGGTCCGCCGTACCAGTTGTCGAACCCGAGCGCTCGAACGAGCCCAAGCTCTCCTGGCTTCGGGTCGTACATCTCCGTCGGGATCGTCGTACCGATCTCGGAAAGTGCTTTCTGGATCACGAGTGCGAGTCCTTTCTTGAGTCGAGTTTCACGACCAGCACATCGCACAGATCGGTGTGGGAATTGATGCGCTTCTGTAGCTCGCGACGGCTCCGGTCGTGATCGACCAACGTGCCGCCAATCAGCGCGACCCACTGCCCCGTGTACTGCTCACGATTTCGGCGAATCCACTCGAAGCTGTACGCGGCATCGCCACGACCAGAAGCAGGTCGCGTCCGTGTCGTTGGGACTGGAAGTACAGGTGGTTTCACGGTTGCATCTCGTTTTCGATTCAGTCGTTCTCGAACAGCAAGCGTTCTGGCCTTTTGGAGAGCGCTCTCGTTGAGAAAGAGCATCGTCTTGGGCTTGCGCTTCATCCGGATCTCCACGTAGCCGCGACCGTCCGGCTTGGCTTCCAGGTCGCCCGCCAGGTGAACCCATTTCTGGGTGGAGGACTCAGGCGTTCGCGTGACCTGTCGTTTCCGGACCACCGTCTTCTGATGCTTCATCCCGTGCCCCTAGTTCCACGTCCCTACTACTGTGCCGGTGTCAGGACTGGGGTTGTACACGATGCGAAACACGTTTCCGGTATTCGTTCCGTAATACCCCCAGGCTGTCACGATCGATCCGTTTGCCGCCGGTTCCTGCTCCGCGATGTACGTACCGCTGGACAGCGAGAGCTGTGTGCAGCTTCCCGTGCATCCGCTCGCTGCACACCACGCCTCGCAAGCCTTCGTGGCCTCGGTCGCGTTGTGCGTCCCGATGGCCGTGCAGTCTTCCCACGTCTGACCGAGGCCGGTCGAGTGGGTGACGAGACAAGACGACGTGCCGCCTGTTGCTGACACGCCGCCAGTCGCAGGCGAACCACCGGTTGCTACCGCTGTCGTTCCCCCCGTCGATGTAGTCGCCGCATCTCCCGTCGCTTGGGCGCCCCCGGTTTCTTCTCCCGAGCCACCCGTGCTTCCTCCTCCAGAACCTCCGTCGTCCGCTTCATGAGCTCCCCCGCTGCCGCCTTCGACCGAAACTCCAAGCCCTCCGGTGGAGGTTTCTTCGCCGCCTGTACTCGTCTGTGTTTCGCCGCCATTTCCGTATCCTCCTGATCCTTCTGCAAACAGTTGTGGTGTGAAATCCGACCCGCCGCATCCTACGGCGAGAACTGCCAAGATAAAGATCTTCATTTTCCTTGCTCCTTCAACGCTTTCGTCACCAGCGGCTTGCACGGAAACTCCGGAGGCGTCGCCTGCACAACCGTCTCAACCCGGGGCGGCGTGAGCCCGCGTGGCGGGTCCTTCCACCCGAGCTTCTTATCCGAACACGCCTTGCAGCGCTTCCAGCCAGGAAGGGACGGAGCCCCGCACAGGTCACACGGCTTGGGCGCAGGTTTCTGTTTGGTTTTGTCTACGCCGCTCATTTGCTTGCTACGTCCAGAATACGTTGCCAGGCCTTCGGATCTTCCGGCACGAGACGTCCGTTTTCGAGGGCCGAGAGTTCCACGGCCCGAAACCCGAGCCGGCTGGCCATGTCGCGGAGGGGCATGTTCCGACCACGGCGGATCTGGTTGAGACGTTCCGCCTCAGGACCGATCGTGTACACCGGGGTGAGAATTTCCTCGGACGTGCAGCCACGGGCGCGCGTCACGAACGCGGTGCCGCGGCGGTGCTCGATGGGGGTGGCCTTACGGAGTTTCATGGCTTTCTTTTGAGGTAGACGGCCAACGCAAGATGCGATCGAGCTTCTCCCCGCACTTCCTCCTGGAGCAAACCAACCTCCGCGTCAGGACCGGTTCGCCGCACATCGTGCAGGAGTAATCCTCGTTCGGATCTACGTCACGAATCAGCAATGGGCGCAGGAGCGCATAGACGAACCGTTTGACTGCACGCATTACGTGTACACCTCCCGCTCGTCCTGTAGCGACTGCATCGCAGCCTCGAAGATGTCGTTCTCCGAGTACCCGTGCTCACGTAGGAGCTCGTTCACCTCGGACTCGGTGGCGCCGTCGCGGAGAGCGATTCTCACGATGTTGATGAGCTCACGCCGTTCCTTCACACCGTGCGGAGCGGGGCAGGGCTTATCGCTGTACCAGTTGTGCTCCGCGCAGTGATTCGGGAGGAGTTCGTGCGGACGGTTCGAGAGCTGCACCTCGACGCCGTCGAGCCCGTCGGTGCGCCAGAAGTAGAGACCCGCTTCCTGGTCGGAGACGAAGGGGTCTTTTTCCTTCACAGTCGGATCTCCTTGACCAGCTCGCGGATCTCGTCGACCACCATTCGTAAGGCTATTGCATACGGCGTGACCTCTCGGGTCGGTCTACCAACTATTGAGAAGCGACGAAGATGGTCGTTGAACTTCTCGTCTTCACTTTTGGCGCGCGCCTCGAGCCGATCCGCGAGACGCTCCAACACGATTCGAATTCGCTCGTCGCTCACCCCGACCTCCCGAGCATCTTCCGAATCCCCGCCCGCTCCCTGTCGAACAGGTCGGCGACCTCGGACACGTTCTTGCCTTCCTTGATGAGCCACGAGTACACCGCGCGCCGCGCAGCGACGACCGAGGCCGTATGCCGACCTTCGTAGAGATCCTGGAGCGACACGTGGTGGTTGAGCGCTCGAGACTCGACGCGGCCGTAGAGACCAGCCAAACGGATGCGCTCTTGGAACCTTTCGAAGGAGCGGGTCATTTGTATTTGCGGGGCTGACCGGGGAAGAGTGGATCCGGAGGTCTCAACCCGAGCGCAACGATTTGTAGAGACGGTCTCTCCCGGAGAACTTCCAAGAACTTCCGCCGCTGTCGTTGTAGCCGTCGTCTTCGGTGTCGCATCAGTTACTCTCCTCGCCTTCCTTGAGATCGCACATGAAGTCGCAGCATCCGGGAGGACGTGGTGTTCCCGGGGGCGGTTGTGTCGAGCATCGGTACATGACCCACGCGCCCGGCATCTCCGAATCACCCTGCTGGAGCTCGCGGTTCACGTAGCGCGCCGACGGTGCTCCGCACTTGGGGCACTTTCCGCCTAAGAGCGACTGAGCCACGCGCATCTCTTCTGCGATCAGCTCATCGATCGTCTCGTACAAAATGTTCATCGCCCTGAGACGCGATACGTAGTCCGTGTAGAACTCCGGTTTCGTGCGCGCGAGCAGGGACTTGTTCATCGGGTCCTCTTTTTACGGAATTCGCTGACGAATTGGATTGCGGTTGCGATTCTTGAGGCCAACTCGGCATCAGCAAGCTCGCACTGACGCCAGAGTTCAGGCAGCACCGCAGCGATCTCACATCGAACGACTATCGACGTATTGAGCATCGGTTCGAACGACTCTTCGCTGATGGCGTAGAAGATCCCCCAAACATCGCCGACTTTTTTGTACTGAAGAGCGCCCCTGACCATTTGCGTCATCGCCGCAGTCTTGAACATGTCGCAGAACAAGTCCTCCGCTTCTTTGAGCTCCGTGTTGAGGCGGTCGTACAGCTCCGGGTTCACGTCGACTCCTTGATTTTCGCGTAGTCGATCAACATGCCGACCACGCCTACTAAACTCGCAGCGGCCAGCATCGGATGGGCTTCCTGATACATCCCCACCGTCAAAGCGGCGAAGAGCTGAGCGGAAACCGCGACGACGAACTTCTTCACGCCGCCCGTCCTTTCTTCGGGAGCTCGCCCTGACCGCAGAGCCACCGCGTGACCTCGTCGAACGCTTTCTGCGTCGCCCGCGCGTCAGCCTCGAACGCGACGTCGTAGAGACGCTCGGCTTCGAGGCAGTCGTCCATGCTGGGCCAGCTACCGTCAGGCGGATGGTACAGGTGCTCAGCATCCTTCTGAGCGACGAGCGCGACCATGGCGTGGGCGTGGTGGTTCATCCTTCCTCACCACCAAGAACCGATTCGAGGTTGGCGAGAAGATACACGTAGTCATCGATTACAGGCAGCTCGTCGCTCAGAACTTGTAGGAATTTGCCTAACGTCGACTCCGATTCTTCTGCGTCCAACGTCTTCTGCACGTACAGAGCGATCATTGGATCGATTTGTGGTGATTCCGTCAAGGACACGAGCCGTTTTTCCCGTCGCACGTACCAGAGCGCTTTCTTGAGATCCTCTTCCTTCCGTCCCTTGTGCTCGCACCGCCACACGTATTTGAGCGCGTTGCCGAGGTTGAACGAGAGGTGCTCGGCGATGTCGACGCACTCGACGCCCGAGGAGTGCGCCGTGTAGTGTCGGGGATAGTGCACCGGATCATTTCCAAGGTCTTCTTTTTCGCTCATCGTGTTTCCTGTGTAGCTTCATGTGACAGTTGGCGCATATGACGTCGCACTTGAGAACCTCTTGCAAGATACGCTTCATGCTCCAAGTGCCCGCGTAGAGTCTCGAGATAGTTCTGTTTTTCAGTTTCGGATTGCAGGCAAGCCGGATCATTTTCCGCACACCGTTCGCAACCTACTGCCAATTTGATCGCGTTCAACGCTTCCCGTTTTCGGGCTCTCGATCGGCTGAGGTATTCGAGCCAGTTATGCCGGGCTCTCTTTCTCTTTGTGCGTTTCTTGATCAAATCACCGCCTCCAACGCTCGCGGTGACACGAGCCCCCAGATCCGCTCCCGGTCGTGCCACTCCAAAACGAACGGGATGAGCTCCCGAGCGATCCACCGCGTCGAGTCCTGCATCTCAACAAGCACGGCACGGGCCGCGTCGAGCGGTTCCTTGTTCCCGGTGTACGCGTAGAGCTGGAGACACGCGACGAAGGCGTTGAGCGCCTTGGCGTCGGTTCCGGTGAGGGCTCCGAGCGAGCCCTTGCTGAGTTTCGAGCGCGGGTTCTGCTCTTTGACGACCGCGCGACACCACTGTTGCCAGGTTTGTTCCTTCATGGCTGCAAATCTCCGAAAAACGACGTGAGTACCTTGTGTATACCCTACGTTTACTTTCGTCAAGTTCTTCCCTTGACGGCCGGGGCGGGTTCCCGGACATTGGGGGGTATGGTGACAGCGGCCGATCGGGAGAAATGGGACAGCCTGCACGCCGCGGGGCGCAAAGCGGTTGACACGCTCGACGCGTATGAAAGTCAACTTCGCCGAAAATACGGTCGGGTTGAACGTTCTTGGCTTACGCCGACGGAGCTAGCTCGAATCGAACGACTCAGAGCCCGTGTACGGATTGCTGATCGTAGAGTCATCGACCTTCTGACGAAGATCAGTCCACGCGGTGACTCGTGGCTCCAAGGCGTCCCGTCGTGGTGGCTCGCGCGCAGCCTGACGTGGGAGGACGCCATCCGTCCGAAAAACGAACCGCTCTCGGTCGTCGTACCGGGAAGCTACGGATACCCAGATGGGTATGTGAAGGAACGAAGGAAGTAAAAATGGCAAAGCCACGTAAACCAATCCAAGAAATGATCGATGAGCTCCGTTCGTGGCTCCCGAACTACGACCACGGACCCGAAGACTACCCGACGCTCGTGTGGCGCCTCCTGGCGAGCGCCCCAGGCGGGGAGCAGGCCGAAGACATGGGCTATGAGACCTTCAATATCTCCTGGCAAGAGATCGATCAACTTGGTCGGATGTTGGAGGCGATCCAGGACAAACGCGATGTCGAAGATCTCATCGCGGGACTCATGGACGAAGAAGAGGGTGAGGAAACCGACGAAGACGAGGTCGATGAAGAAGATCTCGACGAGGAACCGCCGCGTGCAAGGAAACGATGAACATGGCCACCCGCAAGCGACACTCCGCGGCGAAAACGAGAGTCATCTCCAGCCCGCCCGCCCTCCCGAACCATCACGACTCGGACCACGCTATGGCAGCAGCCAGCAGCCGATTCGACACGGGCAGGCATACAACGCTGGCTATGAAGACGGGCTCAGGTGGGATCTGAGCTCGTTCACCAACTACGACGCGCTTGAACTAGCCACGGACGGTTGGGCGTCGCAGATGATCGACAACGAAGGTATTCGAGACGCCACAGAACGTCTCGGGATCCGGTACACACCGAGGCCGTTCCACTCAAAGGAAGGCGCTGAGGCTATGAACGACTACGACGCGGGGGCGCACGCCGGAGCAATGGATCAGTGGTGGGGGCGTCACTGGGATCCGGAACGGCCGCAACAACGTCTTCCGGGGATCCAAGAGACCCATGGCGGAACCGAGTACGTCATAGAGGTAAACTACCCACAAGGCTCTACTACTTGGCGCCGCCACTTCATCGACATGTCGTGGCCGAGCCGAAGAGAAGCGGAAAAATACGGAGACCGTTGGCTCTCGAAAAATGACGCTTGGCGCGTCGTGCCGCTTCGTGCGGGCGTCGGGGACACGGTTGAAGCACCAGGGCGTCAAGCAACCAGACCCGGCAAACACGGCACACTCAAACTCTGGAAAATCACGTACAAAGACGCCGACGATCCTGCGGCGCCTGATTTCACGACCACAAAGTGGGCCTACGACAAAGAAGCCGCATCACTCGGGTTCTACGATTCGAACGACGAAGGCGAGTCTTGGGAAATCATCAAAATCGACCCTGTGCTCGACACCGGGCCGCGGCAAATCAGTAGAGAAACACCGACGCTCGAATCCCACCGCGTCGCCGACTTCACTTCCCTCGACGACCTCATCGCCCACGCTCACCACGAGCTCGGCGCGACCCACGTGGTCGTGGCCGGCGCTCATACGCAGATCTTCTTCCGGCGCGGCGGGCAATACCCGTACGAAGCCGCCAAGGTCTGGAGGAAGGGCGGCTACTGGCACGCGGAGGGCCCCGGAGCTCGTACTGGCGTCAAGACGCTACCGAAGGACGCGCAACCGATCGAAGTCGAGGGAGGTGGACGGAGGGCGGCGGAGCCTAGTACCGCCCGTCCCCGGGTTTCTTCTTCCCGGAAGCGAGGTCGGTAGCGTTCGCGAACGCCTCCTGGGCCTCGTGCGCGGCCTGCATGTCCGTCCGTGACGGGGGTCGGATCGGCGTGAGTTCCTGATCGAACTCCTTGAGCCGCCTCTCCAAAGCCAAGAGCTCGATCCGGAGCCCGTTCACTTCCTGGCACGCGTCCACGGTCTGCGAGAGCGCCTCCAGGACGTCTTTGCCGACATTCCCGGCCAGCTTGACCTCCAGGGCGCGGAGCTTCGTACGGAGCTCACCGACGCCCGAACAGACCTCGGTCCCGCGCTTCACTTCTTTCAAGAGCGCCTGGAACTCGTGCTTCGGGATCGTGATGTACTGAGGCACGACCCGATTCTACTAGAACCGGACTAGCCTGAGGTGGACGCAACATTTTGCTGCGCCTGGACGACGAAACGATTCCAGTACTGGAGAAGTTGCTCGACCGTCTTGACCCGCGCGTCGGCGCCCGGCCAGTCCCAAGTGCGCGCCGCGTAGCCTGCGAAAGCCGCGTGAATCGGCGTTTTTGCTGAGTCTTTCCCTCGCCTCATGTTGTAGCGAAGGTGGTTCACGGCGCACCGCGCCTGAATCGGCAGAGATTCGAGCTGACCCTCCGGACCGCCATTAGGTGTAGCAAGCGCCCAGGCGTCACGACAGGCGTCATGGTGGAGCTGCCAGACACCCAGAGCTCGCCCGCTGTCGCACCGCATTCCCTTCGGGAGCTGGCTACAGTGCCCCTCGAGCACCTTCCGAGCGAGCTTGGTTTCGTGCCAGGCGAGCGCGACGAGGATCATCGCCTCCTGGCGGTTCGCAGCGACCTTCGAGATCTCGACGGAGACCTCGTGCACGTAGGCTTGCTCGAACGCGGAAGGAAGAGAGGCGAAGGCCGCTTCGATAACGGATGGATCGATCATGGTTGTAATTTAGGTGAAAGGTGCCCCGATGTCTCCACCGCTCGGGGCCACACGGCTGCATGCGCTAGCCGGGGATCGACTCCCCGAGTTCGAAGCCTAGAGTCATCTGAAAGCGCCTTCCGCTCCAGCTCCGGAACGATTGAAGTGTGTACGCAGACCTTCGCGAATGCGTCGGTAAGTCGGGTTTCCTGGAAGCATCAACGCGCGAGTTTTGCTGCGTCCTAC